GGAAAGAATTGAACTTTCGATGTTTACCACTTGGGAACGGTTTTACAGACCGCCGACACACAGCCAACAGTGCCCTCTCTCCCATAAGCAGGTCTTCCCTGCTTGCATTCATATTTATCGTGCCATGCTTGACACTGATCCGCCTTATAAACCACCCTTAACCGCCCAGCAGTCACTCAATTACTTCCAGCGAATATCCAAAGCATCCAGAATACTGCAATCACTGAATTTTTCTAATCTCCTTTGGATTAAGTTTTTTGTCGGTTCTATAGCATTGCAGGACTTCAAACCGACCTCGAGTGGATTGTCCATCTTATGTCTATGAGGACTGCATAGTTTTTAAGTCATTCTCCGCAACTAGTATGCACTCTCGCTTAATTGTCGGGAGTGTCAGAGGCAGACTTTTTATCCATATCCATTTTCTCGCGAATGCCGATATGGTAGCCGGAGTTTTTTAAGAGACTTCCACTCTCCTCCAATTATCGGAGAAACCACACGAGCCGTGCGATGGCTCTTAACAGCATTCCGCTATGTGGTGAAAGGATTCATGCAATGAACGAAAACCATGGCGATTGTGAGGGTGTGGATTTGCACCACACATGAAGAGGATTAACCGTTGCCCTTTTTGATTTTATCTGTAAGCGCTTTACTCTTCTTACGGATACCGTTACCTATTCGGCACCTCACAAAATCCTATAAATTTAAAATGAATAGGGAGTTTAATGTGATGATTAATGAGATAGAGCCGCTCAATAATCCCATTCCTTTTTCTTTTGTTTTTATACCAAAAATCATTCCAATTAGGAACATTACAATCAGAATTACATCAAACGCTAATAAAAATCCTTTAATCATCTTCTCACTCCTCGTAAATAATATCTAATCCGTATGCAACAGCTGCATCATGTTCAATCTTGCATCCTCTGGCTTCTTCCCATCCAGGAGCGAAACATACTACATCTGCTCCTGCCAGTAATTCCAGGGACTTTCCAAGAAACCAGAGTGGCTTTGCATCCACTGGAGCTTCCTGGAAGAAAGAATCAATAACCTCTACTGCTTCTCCGATCTTTGCCTCTGCGCTCTTGATTGCTTTCTGGCGTTCTGCCAGGATGTCTTCATCAGACTTTCCTTTCATTGGCTGTGAAATAAACAATTTCTTCATGATTAATCCTCCTAATAAATTTCTTTTCCACAATCCATACACTTCCAAACATGATGCGTAATCCATGAGCCATCATCCAGTCTCACCAAATCTGACCGCACATAATCTAAATGCTTATGCTTGCAAAACCACCGCTTAATCATCTTCATCATTTTCATCTGTATACTCCTCGCACCAGTGTTCTTTTTCTACAAAATCGGCTGCATATTCACTGTCATAATTCACGCATACATAGCCTTGCATTTTATCGTAGTGACCGTATTTACAAGTTCCGCAACATCCGTTCATGTGTATCACCTCTTTTTTTGAAATTTTTACAAATACCGCTCTTCACGAAGTCTTTTAATTTTCTTTCTCTCTTTAATCGCTTTATCGAGTATATCTATTTGCTCATCTATATCCCCAACGCATGAATACGATACAGAACCATCTTTACTTACTATCAACTTATTTTTCAAATCATATAGATCTTCTCGTCTTTTGTACTCGTGGTACATGATTATGTATTTAGATATTTTAAACAATCGGTTCAAAGCTTCTAATATCCACCAGATGAGTAAAAGAATGATTGCTAGTAATCCAACAATGATTAGCGCGTTGAATAAAACATCTTTAACGACTTCTGTCTGCATAAGTAAAATCCCTCTTTTTTATTTTTTGAAAAATTTTTGAAATCAGCAGTTACAGCTCTTTCTTCTGGTATATATCACATCGTTCTTTCCGGTGTCTTTATATCTCATAACTTTTTGGCGTCCATCCGAAAAATATATTTTCCCACATATCGCACCATTTGTGAGAGTAGAATTTGTTCCAATCAAATCTATATTGTTCTTAATCTTATCAATCCCTCTCTCTCTTTTGTACTTTATAAAATTTTGCTGCTGAGCAATATAAACACCCTTTCCACATTCTAGCATCTCCGATGCTTTTATTCTCCCAATTTCTCCATTGAAATACATATCATAAACCTTACAAGCATCTTCATATGGGATTTTGGTCTTTCTTCCACTATTTCTGTGATTTGCGTAATGGCTTATATGTCTTCCATTGTGTGCTGCTTTATGGCAACTATAGCAAAGAGGAACGATATTAGATTCTACATCATTTCCGCCCAATGCAATTGGGACTATATGGTGATATTCTATATTCTCTGAACTTCCACAGTTGCAACAAATATTCCCCTTATTCTGCTTTATCTCTTTACTAACTGTCTGTCTCATAGAATACCTCTTTTTGTTTATTTCCAAATTTTTCTTACTAAGTAGGCGTAGGTGTTGCTTTTCGTACAGACCCCCCGGCATGTGCGCTACTAACATTTAACCTATCATCTATACGACAAATAACAATTTGTAATATACATATAGATGTTTACATCAATGAAATTGATTTATTTTATCCGTACCGAATGGATTTTCTGCGGATGTTAAAATACATCAATCATTTTCACTCTCTATCCGCTTAATCTCTCCCAATTTCGGAAGCTCTGCAGCGGTTAGTGCCCGTTTGCTGGTCTGTTCTTTGCTCACTCCCGGAAGATTCCAGCCGAAACGCTTATTGAGTATCGCCATTACTGCGACCGGGTTCTTGTTCCCCCACAGCTTAGACTCCGCGCTGTTCTCATATTCTCTTGATAATTTTTTGTAAATGTCTGTACTCGATGTACTAAGTTTTCTAGTATCATTTCCCCATTCCTGTATTGTTGATTCTCCTATTCCTGTTAATTTACTAAACCCAGATATAGTTACGCCCTTATTATACAAATTGCATATATAGATATAATAATCACATACACTATTTACCAACTCTATGTTATAGGCATTACAATTACAGTTATTAAGATTACTGTACTGGTTATTATAATTATTATTATTATATCCCTCTAAAGGCTTGGACAGCTTAAGAACACTAGGATCAGCAAACACATGCCGCTTTACATACATCAGTGCAGCATTCCAGACGCTTTGACTTTCTGTTTTTATATCAGCAATGTGCTGTTCTTCGCAGAATATTTTTAAATATAATTCTATGTCACTCTCAAACACTTCGATTGTCTGTTCTGCTTCCTGTACTCTCTCCACGTCCTGCACCTCCATTCTGCAAAATAAAAACGCCCACAGAAAAGACCCATTAAAAGATCTAATCTGTGAGCGTGTAACCTCGTTGTTTGCCGTCCTTGCTCGTTCGTCCTATTGCCCTCGACAGTGACCACTCGCACGGCTCCGCGGATGTCTATGCAACTCGGATTAAATTTTATAATTAAACAATACGCTTTATCTGGCGATTTGTCAATAGAAAAATAAAATAAATCAAGGTTTAGCAATCTGGGATTGGATGTGATCCGGATCCCCGAAATCATCTCCTAAAACAGGTCAGTCAGTGAGTTCCCTTTTTCTTTAATATTTCTTTTTCTTCTTGAAATACTTTCTCAATAATCTTTTAGGTGGTATAATTTTTATACCTAACCGAAGTATAATTTTTATACCATTCAAATGGGCAAAAACATATAAGCAACTTATATAAAATCGAAATTTTAAAGAAAAAAAGATAGAAAATCCCTATATTTTAGAGTTTTAGAAAAGTACTGTATCCCTTGTAAAATAAGGCTTTGTGGTATGTTTGATCGTATAAGCAACTGATTTTGAATGCATATAAGCAACTGATATATTTTTATGCACTAAAAAAGGGGGCTTTCACACCCCTTTCTATTCCAAAATTGAATAAAAACACACCCTAATATTTTTCGTATTTTCATTTGTGTTGTGATGCCATACTTTTATATATCCAGCGTCAACAAGTTCTTTCTTCGCCGTTTTAAGTGTCATCTGGCTGATTCCGGCATCTTCTAACAACTGTTCATTTGTACGGTAAAAATAGCCTGTTTTAAAGCCATATTGACTATATAGGAACGACAGCACCACATACAGCCATTTAGCCGATCTGCTCAAGTTGCTATCTAACATAACGGAACTATTGCAAGTAAATTTTCCGCTCATTCTTGACCAACTCCGAGAAAATCATATAACGTCTGTTTCTCGCCTTTATACAAGTATTTTCTAAACTTCCGCTTTAATTTATCGGTGTTGTCCTGTTTTCCCCCGAAGTCTCTTTCTGGTATCTTCTTCAATTGTTTGTATGTCATTTGTGCCAATTCTTCATCCGTATATTTTGCGTCTACAATTTCATATCTGGCAGTATCGACAATATCAAAGATGATCCGGCAGCCGTCTTTGTAGTTATCGTTTCCCGGCTCTTCTTCATCCATAAACCGAATGAATAAGTCGTTCAGCTCCAGATCATCCCAGAAGAATACTACATCATGCCACCATCTGCCCGGCTTTATGTATTTTCTTTCATCCACGAAATTATAAACCGGCTTTCCGTCAATTTCTTTCGGCGGTGCTGTATTCTGTGGCTCCTCTTCAAAAT